ACAAGCCAACAGTAGTAGTAGCAATAGACTCATAAGAGCCAGCTGCTGTAGCTACCCCACCGCTAGAGGCAATGATCCCAATTAAAGAGTTAAGCATTACGCAATGCCACCGACTACAGTCCATGAGTTAGCAGCTAACTTGATAGCAACAGCAGACTTATAGCGAGCCAATACTGGCACTGCTGAGACTGCGCCTGCGCTTGTTACAGTGGTAGTGCCAGAGGTAACAGCATTGATGCTAGTAATTCCTGCACCCTTTTGATAGACCACTAGGGTCGTGCCAATAGGAAAGTTATATGTCGCATCGGTAGGGATGCTAAAGATATTAGCAAGAGCATTGTCCATAGTCACAATCTGATTTAGACCGTCTGCTTTGACTGCTGTGTAAGCAGTGCCAGTCTGAGCGTTAATAGTAAGCCCAGCGAACTTTGTGTCAATATCCTGACCAAGCTCTGCGATAGCAGTAGCACCGTTTTTAACAAGGTCGCTCGATTGCGGAATATCAAAGCCGAAGTTAGTTGTTGTTGTTGCCATTTAGGTTAGTGCTCCAGTCGCGTTAGTCCAAGTAAGTGTAGCATTTACGCCAGTCCAAACTAGTGAGGCTGGCAATACTGTCTCCCATTGTGTAGTAGATAGTGAGAAGTCTGTAGCTGAGATGTAGAGGGTTAAATCCACATAAGTAGGGGTTGCCTTCATGACAATGTTTTCCACAAAGCCGTCAAACGATCCACCAAGCATGTTGGCAGGTAGGTTCTGAATAACTACAGGCTGACCAAAAAAGACAGCAATTAGGTTATCTAACAACGCGCTAGGCATGTTTGGATTATCAAGTCTAAAAGTGATTGCCTCAAGTGAGCCTCTAGGAGTCTTTCGTAGGTTTAATTCTCTGCTGCCGATAGCAGTGATGTCAGTCAGACCCTTGATGTTTGACTCGAAAGATCTCTCGTAAAGGCCATAAGTGGCAATAGAATCGCTATCAGAGGTGCTGTAGGTAGAGCCATAAGATGCGCCATATTTGTAGATCAGGCTGTTACGAATACGAGCAATCTGAGTAACAGTTTTTAATGAGCTTGGGGATGCGTAATCGCCATCTAGGCTAGTGAAGCCATTGGCGATGAGATAAGTCGATCTGTGATCGGCATCGTCATAATTAACCTTGCCAGTCTTAGTCTCATAGATCTGGCCTAGAGCAGATGTAGCAATCTGATTAGCAAGTGTTGAGCTCTTATCCGTTGCAGAAGCTGCAAGATTGACCATAGTGTAAAAACCTGAGTCAATCGTACCTGCTGTAGTTTCAGCATCTGCCCATGTCGTAGTTGCTGGATAAGCAGTCCATGTCAGCAAAGGATTTACTTCTGTCCATGCAAGGCTAAGAGCTGAGCCCAGAATGGCTGCAATCTGTGCACCGTCTAAACCTTCTGCAATGGCTGTGTTATAAATGTTCTTTGTAAGCCTTGAAAGACTACCTACGCCAAGAATTGTGCCATAGGTAATATAGCCAGTCTCGTCTGGAGATCTGACTCCGATGGAGAAATCTGAGACCTCACCAGTAAATACTGTGACATAAGTTCCGCTAGAGTTTTTTAGTTCTAGGGTTATTGTTTCAGTGACATTGATAGTAAAGGGTGCGCCATTGGTATTGATGATTTCTACTCGGCAGTAACCTGCTGTAGGTTGCTTGTCGATATCTAATCGACCAGAAGCAAAAGATACAGAAGTTACAGTTGTATAGACATCATCATCAACTGTTACTCGCCACGAAGGTAGCCATGGCATTATTGAGTACCTGCTATTTCAAGAGTACCTCGCTGATATGCACCATTGAGCACTTCCTGAATTGCCTCTGCAATCGCGTTTGGATCTCCGATGCCTGTTTCCACTTTGATGGTCACGCTTGTGTTGCTTCCGGAATTGGTAGCCGCAGCAGCTGCTGCTTCTGCTTCTGCTATTTTTAACAATTCTAAAGATGACTTACCATTTGAAGTAGTAGCCGATGCTGCTGCAATTGCTGCTGCTGCACTGGCATTTGCCTCTGATGCAGTTTTATTAGCGGCATCGATTGCAGCTTGGGCTGCTGCATTTGCTGCGGCTATGCTCGCGGCTGTGTCTTTGTTAAGTTTTTCAAGCGCACTAGCAGCGGATGCATTTGCTGCTGCAATCGCATCTGTTGTCGTTTTATTAGCTGCTGCAATGGCTGCCGAGCTTGCTGCTGCTGCATCTTGAGCTGCCTTGGTTGCTGCTGCTGTAGTTGATGTCAAACCAGCATTAGCACTTGCAGTAGCTGCTGCGGCACTGGCTGCCGCCGCGCTGAAAGATGATGACCACTCAGTCAAATTAGGACGAATGACAGTTGCAGCAACGAGACTGGCAAAAGACGACCATTCCTTGCCGCTTGCCTGAATCTGTGTGCTGACACCACCGATGGAAGTAGTCAAAGCATTTATTGATGCCGTAATCGGATCAATCTTCCAAGTGCCAAAAGGATCTTTGACTTCTAAAAGTTTTACAGTATTTAAAAGAGTATTAAGTTCTTTTGTCTTTTCCTGCGCGGCAGTCAAAGCCTTTTGGTATTTCTCGATGTTAGTGAGGTTTTCCTCCTCAATCGCCTTCATGAGCTTTAGACGAATTGCATCTTCTTCTGAAATCTTGCCTTTTAAGGCTGCTTCGATCTGGATCTTCTGTAAGTCAAAGACTGCTCTAGCCTTAGCAATCTTGAGAGCATCTTGCTGTGATTTAGTTAATGCCTTCTGGCTTTTTGCCTGATCTGCGGCTAACTTTTTGGCAGTAGCCGCTGCTTTGATTTCAGCCTGATTACGCATGAATGTTCCAGCAGGGCTTTTAGATCTAGGTGCTTTTTTCTTATCAACTGGAATAAATCCATATTTGAAATCTACGCCGTTAAAAATATCTTGCAAACTCATATCGTTTGTGCCTGTAGCCAAACGGAACATGGTGGCTAATGATTGAGATAAAACATCTATCTTCTTAGTAGTCTTATCAATGTCTCCGCCACCAAGTTTGATGACAGCATCTAGTAAAGCACCACCCAATACTTCTTTGGCGTTTTCGCTTGCAACAGTCAATTTGTCTAATTTACCTGCATAGGTATCGGCTGCTAAAGCTGCTTGACCTTGGCTTATCTTTGTAATGCGAAGCAGCACTTCTTCAAAACTCATTGCAGCAAGCTGTGTCTTACTTAGACCTAAATTGTATTTAACCAAACCACGAGTATTCCCAACAAAAGCCTTGCCTAGATCACCAGATACAGTTAATAAATCAACCCCACTTTGTGCTGAAAGATCTAAAGCAGTTTGTAACAATGTTTGTGATCTTTTGTAATCACCGGTGGTTGTTATGAGTTTCTGATAAGCAGGGCGTAATACATCATCCAATACACCAGATTGTTTTTCAAGTGTCGAAATAAATGTCTTAACTTCAGGATCAGCAAAGGCAAGACCAAGATTGCTTAATGTTTTGCTGAGAGTTCTAGCTGCTTTGTCATCAGCTGCAAAAGCCCTAATGGATGCCTTTCCATAAGCAATAATTGCAGTAGTGCCATAAGCAAGACCTACTGCACCTGCTAACTTTTTAACACCGTTAGTCAGTTTCTGTGTTGCTGTGTCCGCTTGCTTGAAAGCCTTTTTGCCAGTGAATTCGGCGGCAATATCAATCTTGACATCTGCTGCCATTATTTCACCTGTGTCCTTTTCTCAAATTCAACTTTGGATTTTTCAATCGCTTTTATAACTGCTGCCTGAGTTCTTCCTTGATCTTCTGCCCATGCACGAAAGATTGCGCGACCTTTCATCTTGTTGCTTGCCCGACCTGCTGCGCCCTCTTTGCGAACATACGCATTGACAATCTGACCAGTTTGATTCATGGCATCGATAAACTGTTGCCCAGCATAAGGATTATTGCTCATGGATTGACCCTTGCTTCCAGAGCGAATTGTCTTACCAAAGTTTGCGTGTCGAGGAGCAACAACTTGTGCCAATGGTGCTTGTGGTCTGCCTTGTGGATTCTTACGGCCAGCAGTCTCATAAATTGCGCCTGAAACAGATGCATTGACAATACGAGCTAAAGAACGAAAACCTGATCTGTTTGGCTTAGATGGCGTTGTCTTGTAACCAATGCCACGCTTTGCCTCAGAACTTGACCATACACGATTAGACCATGCACCTTTTTGATTGCTATTAGCCCATCCGCTTAATGGAGCAGTTGAAGGAATAAAACCACGAGCTTTAGAAGTGATTGGCTTTAAGATTCCTGCTATTTCTTTTTGAGTTTGCTTGGCGAGATCTGGAGTAAATTGTTTCAAAGCCTTACGGAGTTCAACGCCGCCCTTTACGCTTGCTGGCATCGCTGACCTCCTTTGCTTCCTCGGTTAGACCTGCAAACAATGCATCTAGCATCGTACGATCTAGTTCTAATAATTGCTGTGGCGCGATCCCTAACCTAATGCTTAGCCTAGCAATTAGGTAGGTGAATGGAAGATCGCGCTTTAAGCTAAAGGGTCTGAGTCCTCCACCGAGACTGATTTAAGAGTCTCGATGAAGTCAATCCCAAATGGCTTAACAGATTCACCTGATCTGCGTGTGACTTCCCATGCAAGCCAATAAACATCCGACTGCTTTTCCTCATCGCGGAAAGCCTTGTGAAAACCCTTTTTAGCATACTGCTCAAACGAATACTCCACTGCTGGAGTGATCTCGCCTTCTAGCACGCTTCCATCTGTACGAACGATCTTTAGTCTTGCCATGATTAGCCCCTTAATTTAGTTGTTTAGAATGAACCTGTAGTTGCTACTGCAACTGTTGAGTTAGCAGTAAATGTAATGGATTGCATACCAATATCACTAACTGCACCATTGATGTCTGTGGTGTTGTTGACCAACAAAGAAACGGTGTAGAGAGGGTTGGTTGCAGATACCGCTGTTCCCTTTGTCTGTAGGAATACAGCTGTGACTGTTGTTCCCCATGCAGCCTGTAGTGTTGCCAATACATTTGCAGATGCTGTGTCGTTTAGGAAGTCAATAGTGACAGTAGATGATTCCAAGCCTTTTACAAACTTGTGTGCTGTGTCACCCATTGCAGTAACTTCTAGCTCATCAAATGTACGGTTGATTGTTACTGCTGTTACATGGTCAGAAAGATCAACAGAGTTAATCTTCACGCCCACATTGTTATTTAGAAATACAGCCATGAGATTATTCCTCTTCTTTCTTGGTTACTGGCTTTGGTGTTGGTGTGCTAACCTGCCCGATTTTCTTCAGGAAGGCTTCGTTCTCTAATTCCCACTCGGACATATTAACTCCAACTCGTAAGGATTGATATTGACATCTCGCAACTGAGAAGGTCTCCCGAAGCAGCATTGAGAATACTTGGTGCGCTGATTGCGCTTACATTATAGACCAGAGATGATGCCGCTAACTTAGCGAACACGCCACAGACTGTATCTTCTATGCCGTTAAGGTTTCCCTCATTATCAAACAATGGCACTGTCATAATAATTTTGAAGTTTGCCATCGGGCTAATCGTGATGTGCTGGTTATTGTTAGGCTGAATGTAAGGATCATCTGGAGAGACAATTACTGAATTAGCCAAAACAGTTGCAGGCGGAAAAGCGAAAACTTGGTACTTAGTGTTATCTACTAGCGCAGTGGCTAAAGTAGTCCGGAGTGTGGTTATCGCTACTGGAGGCATTAGCCCACCATTGAGCGAGGGTCTAGCGCGTGTGCAATCAATCCTCGCACCTTAGCGAGAAGCTGTGCGCTCATTCGGTAAGGGCTTGGCTGGAAATCGACAGCGTTACTGCCAGAAAGGGTGGCTGTACGCGCCTGCCATATTTCAACAGATATCATAAGAGCTGCGTTCTGGACTGCTTCATCAAGTGTCCAGTCAGTGTAAGAAGTGGTCGATACAGTGCCATAAGGATAAATAGGATGATACTTTTGTGCAGTTGCATGACTTGTTGCCATAGTGATGGAATATGTGCCAACGCCAGTAATTGTCTTGGTGCCATTGTATGAAGCACCTGAATTAGCGATTGTCACGCTTTGGCCGACATAAAAAGTATCGCGAACAGGATCATCAAAATAAAGAGTTCCTTCGCCGACTATATTTTCGTGTGCAACTGAAAACCACTTAGGAGCCCAAAGCATTGGGACAAGGACTGCATCTGCTGCATCGCATACGGATTGAAGGACGGCATCGGTGTACAAGGTACCTACTCCGAGAGTGCTACGGAGTTCTGAGACTGTTGTAAGTGCCATTCCCATTCCTTTCTAAAGACTCTGGGGAGTAGAGGGCTACTACTCCCCAGAGCGACTTAGTGTGGCTTACGCCTTGTTATTCTTGAACGCACCTGCTCCGACCTTAGTCGCGATTGCGCCAAAGCCGTAGTAGCCGATTGTTACCTGTCCTGCTGCTGTTGATTCAGCGCGTAGGCGGTATGTTGGTGACTCGTACCATGTGTACGCATCTGGGTTCACGATAAGAAGTGATCCATCTTTGTCTGTGTTGTTTGCTGTTGCCACATTTGCAGTTACATACAAATCAAGACCAGCAACGCGACCGCGTAGAGCTGTTGGTGTTGCAGATCCTGGTTGATTCATTGGGTTAGTTACTTCG